GAGCCGAACCTCTACGCCGGGCCGGAGCACGCCCGCTGTAACCGCGCGACCTACGAGCGGCGGCGGCCAGTGCTGAAGCTCGTCCAGCCCGAGCCCGAGCCCGAGGGGCTTCTCGCGACCGATCCGCGCTGGGCCGTCCCCTGGCTCGCCGGATACCGGCGTGCTCCGGCCGACTCGAGCTTCCCTCGGCTAATGACGGTTCCGCACGCCCGCGCGGTCGGGAGTCTGGGCGCGGAATTCTGCCGCTGGGCGGAAGCGCGCAGCGGCCGGAAGCTTCGCTGGTGGCAACGGCTCGCGGCGCACCGGATCCTCGAGACCGACGCCGCCGGGAAGCTCGTCTGGGAGGCCGTGATCCTGAGCGTCCCCCGCCAGCTTGGGAAGAGCTGGCTCCTGCGCGAGCTGGCGCTCTGGCGGATCCACCAGGCCGCCCGCTTCGGCGAGGAGCAGACGGTGCTCCATACCGGGAACCTCCTGCCCGTCTGCATGGAAGTCCAGCGCCCGGCGCGCCAGTGGGCGAAGGATCGGCCCGACGAGTTTCACGTGATCGAGGCGAACGGGAAGGAGCGGATCGAGCGGCTCGAGTGCGGCTCGCGCTGGCTCGTCTTCGCGAAGGGCTCGGTCTACGGATTCGCCGGATCGCTCGACCTCGTGGACGAGGCCTGGGACGTGAAGCTTCAGTACGTGGAGGAGGGGCTCGAGCCGACGATGGCTGAGCGCGAGCAGCCTCAGCTCCTGCTCGTCTCGACCGCGCACCGGGCGACCACGAGTCTTATGCTGAGCCGTCGGCGGATGGCGCTGGCGGAAATCGAGAGCGGCGAGGGAGCCCTCCTGCTCGAGTGGTCGGCCGCTCCGGAGTCGGCGCTCGATGACGAGAACGCCTGGCGGCAGGCCTCGGCGCACTGGACACCGAGACGGCGAGAGCTGGTCGCGCGCCAGCTCGCCTCGGCCTTCGAGAACACGCTCGAGGATCCGACCGAGCCCGATCCGATAGCGAGCTTCCGGAGCCAGTGGCTGAACGAGTGGCCGACGAAGCTCGCCGACCCGGTCGGGAAGACCGAGGATCTTCTTCCGCCCGGGCTCTGGGCCGACCGCACCGTCAGCGGCACCGCTTCGACCGGCCCTGTCTGGGTCGCGCTCGAGGACGATTACGGCTTCGGCGCGGCGGTCGCCGTCGTCGGCCGCCTCCCGGACGGCCGCCTCGAGGTCGATGGCTGGCTCCGCTCCGATTGGGATACCGCCCTCGCCGATGTCGCCCGGCTCGACCGGCCCGTCCGCGAGCTTCTGGTCGGCGCGACGATGCTCGACCGCGTGCCCGCCGACATCGCTCCGCGCCCGCGCCCGGTCGGCTCAACCCAGACGCGGATCGGTCTCGCGGTGCTCCGCGATCTCGTGGCCGGAGCCCAGCTCGTCCACGATGAAGTAACCGGCGAGATCGATACGGCCTTCGCATCGACCCAGGTCCGGACAACGATGGCCGGGCTAATCATGGTCGCCTCGAGCCAGACGCATCTCGTCCGCGCCGTCGTCTGGGCGGTCGCGGCGGCGCATCGGCCGAACCCGGTCCCGGCGATCCGCTGAACGACTGAGGCCCGCCGGAGCGGGCCTCGGAGTCGCGATACATGGCGGCTCTACCTTACTAGGAGGCGAGCGAGGCGAGTCTATCGGCGCTCGAGCGAGGCCGCCTGGATTCGCTGCGCGCGCTCGACTGCCTCCTCGATGTCCGCTCGGCGATCCTGCGGTCTTTCGTTTTCGCCGATGGCGATCCGGGCGACCAGCTCGCCTTCCTGCGTCGTGACATTGACCCAGACTGTCTTCATGCCGCCAGCTTCCGAACCGTCTCGGGCGAGCACTCGAGGATCGCGGCGATCTCGCGGAGCGTGGCTCCGGCGTCGCGGGCGTCGTGGACGGCGGCGAGGAGGATCGCCTGCGCCGCCTTCGCCTGCTCGCTCGCCCGGTCGAGCGCGAGGCAGGCCTTCCCGAGGCGGTCGAGATCGCGCGTCATGACTGCGCCTCGGCGGCGGCCAGCTCGCGCTCGCTCAGGAAGAGGATCGAGACGTGATACTTCCCGCCCTCCTCGCCGATGATCCCGGCGGCCTGGAGGCGGCGGCCGTATGTCCGCCATCCCTGGCAAAGCGGGACTCCGGCGGCCGAGTAGATCCAGCCGCCGTCCCGGCCTTCGTCGCCGCGTAGGGCGGCGACCTTCTTCGCGGCGGTCTCGAGCCTCACCGGCCGCTCGAGTTGGGCCTGGGCGGCGGTAGTCACGCGACCGCCTCCAGACCCTTCGCGAGCGAGGAGCGGAAAATCTCCGCGACCTCGGCCCAGGTCAGCGTCCCCGCCTCGCAAAGCGCGATGGCGCGCTTCACGTTCGGCGTAGGAAACTCGGCGGCGAATTCCCGCACGAGGCTTTCAGAAGAAGTAGCCACGATGGGCTCCTTTCCGTAGGGGGTAACGATGTCCACGTCCAGATAATGGACGATAAAAGGGCGTCTGTCCATAGTCTGGACGAAGATGCCTCAGATGGACTAGTCCACGCGGCGGCCTCAAGCGCGATAGGCTGAATGGACATATGGGCTTGTGGACTCGCGCGATTCGACCCCCGCCGGACGAGATCCCGAACGACAACGATCCCGCCTCGGTTCCGCCGGGCACGGTCGGCCCTCCGGCCGCCACTCCTGGAGACCCTCACGGCGTGCTCCTTCTGGACGATGGCCCGACCCCTGCCTGGTCGCCGCCCGCGATCATCCCGAGCGCCTGGAGCGGCTGGCCCTCGGACTGGTGGCCGCCTCGCTGGCAGGGCTCGAGCGGCTCCACGCTCGGCGATACCGCCTGGGCCTGCATCGACCTGAACGCCTCCGTACTGGCGGCGATGCCGCCCTATCTCGTGGACGCGCCGCCCTCGCTCGATGCCGCCTGGCTGACAAATCCGAGCCCGGCGATCTACTCGAGCTGGGAAGAATTCTTGAAGAGCCTCTTCTGGGACTACCAGGCCGTGGGCGAGGTCTTCGTGCTCGCGACCTCCCGCTACGCCTCCGGCTACCCGGCCCGCTTCCACGTCCTGCCGCCCTGGACGGTTCAGGTCGAGATGGATCAGGGCTTCCGGCGCTACCGGATCGGCGACGTGGAAGTTACGGCCGACGTGCTTCACGTTCGCTACCAGTCCAACGTCGCCGACGCGCACGGTCACGGCCCGCTCGAGGTCGGCGGCCAGCGCACGCTCGCGGCCGAGGTACTCGCGCGCTACGCGACCTCGATCATCGGTAACGGCGGGATCCCGACCAGCGTGCTCGAGCATCCGGAGGAGCTGACGCAGGAGCAAACCGACCTCCTGAAGACGCAGTGGATCACGGCCCGCTCCTCGAGTATCGGCGAGCCCGCCGTGCTCTCCGGCGGCGTCACCTGGCGCGCCGTCCAACTCGACCCCGAGCAGATGGCGCTGGTCGATCTCGCGAAACACAACGAGGCGCGGATCGCTGTGCTCCTCGGCGTGCCGCCCTTCCTGGTCGGTCTTCCTTCCGGCGGCGACTCGCTCGTCTACTCGACCACGCAGGCGCTGTTCGATTACCACTGGCGCGCCGGGCTGAAGCCGAAGGCCGCCGCCGTCATGGCCGCCCTCTCGGAGTGGCTCCTGCCGCGAGGCGTCCGAGTCGAGCTGAACCGGGACGAGTATGTCCAGCCCGGCCCGCTCGAGCGCGCCCAGGCCGATCAGATTTGGGCCGCCATCGTGGACCCGGCGACCGGACAACCGGCGAAGACCGTCGCCGAGATTCGGGCGCAGGAGCGGCTCGAGGATCCTGTCCCGGAGCTGGCCGAGGGCGTGCTCCGATGAGCGAACGAGAGGAGCTGACGATGGACGAGCAGACGAGCGAGCAGACGCCTACCGGCCAGCTCGAGTATCGGGCGGCGCGCCAGCTCGGCGTCAGCTTCCCGGACCGGACGATTGAGCTGGTCGTTATGCCTTACGAGACCGAGGCGCTCGTCCCCTGGCAGGGGCGAATGGTGCGCGAGATCGTCTCGGCCGGAGCCTTCGACGGGATCGAGCGCCGGGCGAACCGCGTCCGCGTGAACCGCGATCACGACGTGACGCGCACGGTCGGCCGGGCCGTCCGCTTCTGGCCTTCGCGCGAGGAGGGGCTCGTGGCCGAGGTTCGGATCGCGCAGACGCAGCTCGGAGACGAGACGCTCCAGCTCGCCGACGAAGAGATCCTCGACGCGAGCGCGGGCTTCCTGCCGATGCCTGGCGGCGAGAGCTGGGAAGGCCGGAGCCGCCGCCGACTGACGAAGCTCTGGCTCGGCCATATCGCGATGACGCCCGAGCCCGCCTTCGAGACGGCGCGCGTGCTCGCCGTCCGCTCCTCGAAGCCGGGCGAGCCGCTGACGCTCGAGGAGGTCGCGGTCGAGAATCCGGTTACGCCGAACCTCAATCAGGTCCGTGCGTGGCTGCTCGAGTCGCGCTATTCTGAGATCGACCGCTGACGCCTACCTTCCGTTGAAGACCGCTGGGCGGGCCGGAAGTTGCGGGGACGACGCGGACGCTAGCTAGCAAGCCCTGTTTCTGCTTGCAATCTGAAGGAGCGTCCCCGAATGAACCCGAGTAGGTCTACGGACCAGATGCTCGCCCGTTACGTGGGCGAGATCGAGGAGCGCCAGACGTTCATCGACGGCCTCGTGGAGGCGGCCGAGAACGAGAAGCGCGACCTCAACGAACAGGAGATGGAGCTGGTCACGCGAGCGCGCGACCGGATCCAGGTCGTGAATCGAAACATGGAGCCGCTCGAGTCGGCCCGCAAGATCTCGACCGAATCGAACGACCGGATCCGCGCGCTCTCGCAATTCATGGAGGCGCGGGACAAACTGCCGTCGGCGGTCGAGTACCGCTCGGCTGGTGCCTACGTGCTCGACTACTGGAAGGCTGGGCTCGGAGCCGAGGAGGCCGTCGCCAGGCTCGATATGTACAACCGGGCCGCCGCCCACCAGACGACGACGGATAACCCTGGACTCCTGCCCGAGAGGATCCTCGGACCGATTATCAACTTCGTGGACGACTCTCGTCCGCTGGTGACCGCGTTCGGGCCTCGCGATCTTCCGAGCGGCTCCTGGTCGCGGCCGAGGATCACCCAGCATACGAACGTCGATCTTCAGACGGCGGAGAAGACCGAGCTGGTCAGTCAGAAAATGACGATCTCGAAGGTTCCGGTCACGGCCGCCACCTACGGCGGCTACGTGAACGTCTCGAGGCAGGACATCGACTGGTCCCAGCCGGGAATCATGGACATCATCATCGGCGACCTCGCGTCGGTCTACGCGCAGAAGACCGAGGACGTTTTCGGCGATGCGCTCGTGGCCGGAGGGACGGCGGCGACGGCGGCGACGACGCTTCCGACCGGAGTCAATACGGCCGCCCAGATCGCGGGCGTCGTCTGGTCGGCGGCCGGTTCGGTCTACGCCGCGACGAAGGGCCAGGGGCG